GTTTGCAATTCTAAACGTCGCTTGCGTTGCACCAGTATTGACAGCTACAACAACTAGCAATTTATTCAACAACGTACTACCCCAACCCGTACCAGCAGTAGTTACTTTCACAATACTACCGACTTTCAAATTAGTGAAAGTACCAGTAATTGTAATACCGACTAAAGATTCACTTGCTGATGAAGTTAATGTCAATGTTGGTGTTGTAGGTGCAACAAACGGAGCGCGTAAAATAGACGCGAAGAAATCGCTGTAGCTTGAACCTGATAATTCTCCTGAAATGGCACCGTCTACTGACTTACCACCATGGCGAAAATCCGACCGCTGCAACGATTGACGTAATTCATTTGACTTGAAACTTGCCTTTTTAAGGTCAACGTTGCTAGTAATACGACGAGTATATTTCGAGGTTGCACCTGACATAAAGCTAATTGTTGCCGTAGTCACTGCTGCTGGTAGCGGAGGTGTAACGATTGTGGCTGTAGTAGATGTACTTATTGCAGTAGAACTTAATACTCTAAACACTGGGCTACTAGCTAATGCGCTAATAGTAAATGTTTGCCCTACTGGAATAACTCCGCTGTATGAAGCAATAGTTAAATCGGTATCTCCTAGTAAGCCTGTTACTGTAGCTACCGTAGTCAATGATGTTGGTGCGGTATTAGCAGTATTTGCAGCAGTTGTTAATACAGCAGCTGCGGTTGAAGTTAGCATAGTGACTGCTGCGCCACTAGCAGCTAAAGTTACCGTGCCGTTTAAGCTAGTTAGCGTGAATGCAGTTGTATTACCACTTGCATTAGTCGCTACTGCTGAAACAGTAAATACGTCTACGCCAATGCTAAATTTTTGACCAACCACTAATAATCCAGTAACTGTTAAACTAGCCACAATAGTTGCAGATGAAAATACACCCGCTGAATAACCAGTTGTAGTAATTGTCGCTGGAGAAAGTAACCCTTCACCAGCAGCGCGAGTCGGGATTACACCGTAGGAAGTTGGTGCGGTGATGCTATCACCTTCTTTGGCGTAAGATACCTTTTTAAATGTTCCTGTTGCAATTGTACTCATTTTATTTCCTTAAATTTAAGTTTGATTGATTTGACTATAAAAATATATTTTTACAACCGCAGTATAACGGTCAGCTTCAGTCACAAATGACACGCTAGGTGTAGCGTTCATCCAAACTGAAATACCGTCTTTCGTGAAGGTTGCCCCACGTTTAAATTTTTGTCGCACTAATTCTGCTTGTGTTGCACAAGCTACTGTACCGTTCCCCAAAGGGTATTTTAGCGATACTTGCATATACCCTTTTTCAAAGAACAGGCTATCACCTAACGTTAAATTATCAGGATTGTTAGGAATCACATATACTGTTTGATAAGGTATACCTGTAACTGGCGTATAAGACACATTTTCATATGCTGTTGCTAATGCTGGTGTGATAGTTGATAATCCTGTTTCTAAGGCTTGACGTATCTTAACAATACTCATAAAATACCGCCTATAATAGCGATACTTATATTCACAGGTGCGTCACTAAAAATATCCGTCATATTTACCATCAATATCATTTCCACCCATCCTTAAATGCACGATGTAAATGTTTATCCCAATTCTGTAACGACAGCGATAGTACGCCATAAGGTCTTTCAGGGTCTGGACGTTTGTTACCATTGATTACCCATGTGTCGCGCGATTCAGGAGTTAATGGGTGAATGCCCGTCTCAACTGCAAACGCATACGGCGTATTATTCACAATGTGGTATGTTTTTGTAGTTAGCGGGTTACTAGATTTCACAACATCGATACATTCTGTAAGTACTTGTTTACCAGAGATGTCTTCACCTTCTAATTCCGTAGTTGGTTTACTATTAACACCTACTTGCCAATTACGTTTGAAGTGTCCTGGGTTATAAACTCCGTCTTTAGGTGCGTGTTTCCATAACGTAGGGTCGCCAACTGGAGACCTATCGATGATTTCTTCTAATTGATATTCTAAGGCCTTAGTCACAACTGCCGACATGTTTCCTTTAGCTTTAGCAAGCATCGCATCAACTGTGGCTGATATGCTACTCATTGCACACCTCGTAGATTTAATTCATAACTAAGAGGTATTCCAGCAGGATTATTTGTTTTCACATCGCTAATCACATAAGACTTACCGTTCACAACAGCTTGTGTAGCGATAGTTATATCTGTGATACCTTTTGGTGATAAAATCAACTTCACGTCACCTTGTTGAATAGTAGAGTTATTTACTATACCAAGTTTATAATTTACTAATACCCCTTTTGCTTGAATATTATTTTGGGTACTTATCACAATACCTGTATCTGGGTTATAGGTTGATGTAGTACCATTCACGATTGTCACGTCTTGCCCGAACCCACTTATTAACGTATCAGCTAAAGTAGCCATTTGATTGTAATTCATAATTTTACCGATGTATAAGTTATCATGCGCGAATTACCCCGCCTTGATTACCTGTGATTAAGGTAGCTATCAAACCATCAGCAGCAGGTATTCTAAGATAAGTTGATTGTTGCTGATAATTAGAAGGATAACTTATTTCAGTTTCAGTAGTTACTGCACCTTCTACGCGATTTAAGACTCGTGAATTTATAGGGTTGGTGTTTATAATATCTGTAGTCAATTCACCAACAGAAGCTCGTAATGCGTATTCACAAGTAGCTTTAAGCAAATTAGCAGGTATTGCAATCTTACCAGTACGAGGAAAAGATAATGCTTGTATATCAGGGAATAATTTGGTATTCTTAAACCTAGTTGAATATCGCAGCTCAATATAATCTGTAGCTTTGATTAAAGATGATTGCTTAACATCAGAAAATAAATCATCCCAAGCCGCTATGATACGTTCTTTAAAATAAGCGTCTGCGTAAGCTATAGTAACATAAACATTACTATTTGATAGTCCCGTTCCATCTTCAGGTATAAATGCCATACGAATTCCTTAAATTAAATCTAATTGTAATAAACTATACTATTTTCGCTTGAATGTCAAGTTAAACTTCTAATTATTTATTGAAACCCTAAATACAATTTCAACATTTTATTCTCAGAGGATAATTCTTGTACTGCCTTGATTAAAGGAGCAATAAACTCCTCATACCCAACAGACCACACATCATCGCCACCCTTTAAAGAATGATTCTGTAAGCCACCAAACTCAGCAGGCACTTCCTGTGCAATCACACCATGATGATAACGACTACGTTTATGTGTGCCATTATGAGTGATGTTAACCAACTTATTAGCATTAAGCCATTCGTCATGAATAATAGCAAACTCAGCATCAACGATATCAGTTAAGGCTTTATAGTCCGCTTCAAAGACATCTAAAGTAGTTTGCCATTCGGCATCAATATGAGTTCTGTAATCTGCATCTAGTCCACCTTTCAACTGTAAAGAATCTACTCTTACTGGTTGGCTAGGTTTAACTGGGTACTCTGGTTTGACTGGTGGCTGAGTACGATAGTCTTCTCGTTTGTCCCACTTAAAATCTACAGGGCGTAATGATTCAATAAAGGCTAAACCTAAAGTAGTATCTCTAACATCCGATTTATCTCTAATATCAGAACGGTCTTGGACTGCTCCATACGCATAAGTCGTGGTAGCTGAATCACCTAGTTGGACTTGATTTGAACCTGTAACGGCTGTATTTGCACCTACACCTGTAACATTCTGATAAATCTCATTTGCATAAAGAGCTTGATAACCTAACGCAGTATTATTACTTGCGACCCCTGCAACGGTACCTGTCCCTAAACCTGCTGTGGCATTTGCGGTAAAGGTAACTCCGACTGTATTTACAGACGCGCCCACTAAAGTAAAGTCAGTTGTCCCAAGTGTCAAAATTATATATTGACCGCCCGTGACAATAGCCGTTGCGACTGTCGATTTGGAATTTGAGTAGAGCGAGTTCGTACCTAGAGAAACATTGTCTACACCAACTTGATTTAAGTACAGGGCATACATACCATCAGCTGTGTTGTTATAACCTGTGATGTTCCTGTACAGGGCATACATACCATTAGCTGTGTTTTGGTAGCCTGTGGTGTTGCTGTACAGGGCTTGCATACCATTAGCTGTGTTTTGGTAGCCTGTGGTGTTGCTGTACAGGGCTTGCATACCATTAGCTGTGTTTTGGTAGCCTGTGGTATTGCTGTACAGGGCTTGCATACCATTAGCTGTGCTGTAGTAGCCTGTGGTATTGCTGTACAGGGCTTGCATACCATTAGCTGTGTTGTAGTTGCCTGTGGTGTTCCTGTACAGGGCATACATACCATTAGCTGTGTTTTGGTAGCCTGTGGTATTGCTGTACAGGGCGTATATACCATTAGCTGTGTTTTGGTAGCCTGTGGTATTGCTGTACAGGGCTTGCATACCATTAGCTGTGTTTTGGTAGCCTGTGGTATTGCTGTACAGGGCTTGCATACCATTAGCTGTGTTGTAGCTGCCTGTGGTGTTGCTGTTCAGGGCATACATACCATTAGCTGTGTTTTGGTAGCCTGTGGTGTTGCTGTACAGGGCATACATACCATTAGCTGTGTTTTGGTAGCCTGTGGTATTGCTGTACAGGGCATACATACCATTAGCTGTGTTTTGGTAGCCTGTGGTATTGCTTTTCAAAGCCCTAAAGCCAATAGAGGTATTAGTAGAGTTGTTCCCACCACCTCGTCCGACCGTAATCCCATTAACAATTAAATCTCTCGCCCAGTAAAAGTCATTCTTATTCTCACGTTTCAACGTAGGTAAGTTACTTCTCATTTCAGTAGTCCATTCCACGAGCTTCAACAACAATACCACTTGCTAAACTAACAGAAGCAGCGACATATAAGCGTTCATTTGCTTTAAGTCTTAATGGATAATCTTCAGTGTAGCTGGTGAATACTGTTTGAGTTACTGCTGCTGTTATTGATAAGGTTTGAGCTGCTATCAACATACAGTCAATCAAGCGCAAGGTTGTACCTCCGTCTGTACTTGAGAACAGATAGATGTTGGTAGCGGTAACCGTAGCTCTAGGCATAGCTTCAATTGCTGAAACAACCGAACCTTCTGCTCCAGCAGTGAAAAGTAATACGGAGTTAGTAGGGGAATCAGTAGTAATCCCCCCTGTTAAAGTAGTTAACACCGCATTCGAGTTGTTAATCGTTTGTGCAAAAGGAGCTGTAAATGTTTTAGCCATGTTATCACCTAGATATAAGTTGAAATTGGTTCTATTACTCTAATACCATTAACATAGTAGATAATAAATCCACCTTCAATTTTATAATCAGGTGGAATGTTAGGATTAAACTCGTGAAAATTAGGTAATGTCATGCTAATAAGTTCCTAAAGTTAATGTATGAAGTGTTGCTAAGTCAATACCGCCTGATATATTCATATTACCAGTACCTGTAAGCACGTTACCATTTATAGTCTTTAAAGTAACATTTCCAGTTATGGTATTTACTGAGGTAACCCCAACTACATCCCCACTAGGTAATTCTTGAGTCACACCACTAATAATAACCAATGGTAGTCTGGTTGCCATATTAAGCTAATACAATAGGTGTTGTTGACTGAAAATTCAATGCTGTAGCTGATGTAGCAAATCCAACAATTTGTACAACATTACCAGAACCAGACGGAGCAGTTGTGGTAGTTGTGCCTGCGCTAGTTGCTAAAAATAGCTTACCTGGTGTTAATCCTGTTACGGCGGTATTTGTACCTTCAAAATAAACAGTTGCTGTAGTTGGATGTAAAAATGCCGATAATATAAACCCATGTGCTTCTTTACCAGCAGATGATGCGTCAGCTTTTCTTACAGCAGCAGTGCCGACATTATTCCAAATATTGACTAAATCGCCAGCAGCTAAAGATTCAGATGTTGCGACAGCGGCTGTATCCGCGCCTAAACCAACTGGCATGAATGAAGTATCTAGTTTGCCTGAAGAATCTAATGCTGGTAATTTACCTGAGTCACCTGCTCCTGCTGAGGTTATTTTAGAATTTACAACAGTTGAATCTAAAATACCTGATGCGTTTAATGCTACAATTTTATTAGCATCTCCTGCCCCAGCCGAAGTATTTATAGACGCTTCTTCTGTAATAGTACCTGCGTTATTTTTTAAAAACTTATTTCCTGCCATAATGACCTCTTAAATTATTTGAATTGGTTGTTGTATACTTACCACTAATAAATCTACTGTTATCGCTGTACCTATTTGTTGAATAAATCCTACTGTTGGGATAGTATTGATCATTGACCCACCAATTCCTAAAAAATAAGTATCTCCTGCTATTAAATTAGAAAATCCATTTAATACACCTGATGTTACAATGGCTGATGATTGACCGGTTGTTGTCGCGCCTGATGTTAAGCCAATAACTTTACCTAAAAAATTTAAATCAGAGCTATCAGCTGGTACAATTAAACCATTCAATACAGCTATAACTTTATTTCCGCCAATTGGCGATGTAATAATCTCAGGCGGTGCGGTGTAAACAACAGATTCACCACTATCGCCTTTTAAGCCTTTATCACCTTTTATCCCAGCAGGGAAGGCTTGTGTAATAGTAGATATAACTGGACTAACTGTAACAGTTGTAGTAACAGGAGTTACGTTTATCACGGTTGTATCTACTATTACATTAACAGAGGTCATATTATTGTCTGAGTAACTTCTGGCACAACCAGTAATCTATCACGATAATCAGCTATCGGAGGTAATACTGTTGATAACCCACCTGTACTAGATTTTTGTTGAATATCGTAATAGTATTGACCTGGTAGAACAGTCTTAGTCAGGCTTCCTGGTACATATAAAAATACTTTACCGTTAAGCAAATCGTCGTTAGCGTTATCGCCCGCAGTAGTAGAAAACTGCAACGCTGCTAACGTATCATCTAGCGTATAATCAGCTTTCAATGTCAACCAGAATTTATAACCCGTCACATCTACGGGTGTAGTATCGGTGTTATTGACAGTTAATTGAATAGAATAATCATCTCCTACACGCATATCAGGTAAGTATTTTGCCATTATCAAATACTCCTATTTTTAGTATTACTTTTATTCATTAGTAATACCATAAGTATCGAATCGTACTTTTTTACCGCATAATCTAACTGCATAATATGCTAATTTAGCTTTCCATAAAGGCGTTAGTTTATCAGTTAGCATTGCTTCTAGGAATAAAGAATCTGCTAATTTACGCGATATTTTCGAATTACTATAAAATGAATCATGTAATGTTGCTGCGCGATTATCTAAACCTTCAAATAGCAAGAAGACGATTGGTAATCTAGGAATGCTTGCGTAATCTGTGATAAGCCCTGCTTTTGCAATATAAGTAATATCTTCTTGGCTGATATAAACTAAAGGCTTAAGTAATTGTTTTCTACCATCTGATAATTCTTTTACCAACAAATCTGAAATAAACATTTTAATTACCCTCGCGTTAATATGTATGAAATAAACATTTTTATTTACCTTTTTTTCTTAGCTTTAGCTTTACTGGCTATAGATAATGCGATTGCTAAACTTTGTTTATATGAATGCTCATGAGACATTTCTAAGGTAATATTTTTACCGATTGTTTTGCTAGAATAACCTTTTTTGAGTGGCAAAATTATTTTCCTTGTAATTAAGAATTAAATGTGCTATTAGTTATTTATACTAGCATAATTAAGTAATAAAATCAAGTTTTAAATTTTAGATAAATAAAACCTTAGTTATCGTGAAATAACTAAGGTTTATTAGAAACAATAGCTGAAATTAGGCTTTTAGTTTTACTAACTTATCAGTTGCTTCTGCTTCAGATTTTTCAGGTTTAGCAATTACCGCTTCAGATTTAACAGCTTCGTGTTTTACTACTTCGATAGGAGTAACTTGCAAACCATATCGCAAATCATCATTGATTTTAATTCGCATTATCTAATCCTCGGAGTTGGGAAGGTACGTTTTAATTCTTTCATAAGTATTCCAAAGGCGATACTTCTACCACCTTAATATGTTATTAAGCCTTAACAGTCAAAGCTGTCATAGTCACATAAGGGTTGATATTACTATTGCTACATGGGTAGAATGAAATCCCACCTGGTTGATAATAGCAAACCGCACCGTCAATTGACCATGTTAATGTTGCATAAGTTGTTGATGATAACGTGACAGGAATTGTAACCGTCATTGACGTTGCACTAGCGAATGCGGTAATTACAGCTTTCTTACCTGAATCTAACGTAAACCATCCACCTACCATATCGGCGGTAAATGTTGTACCTACACCTGTCACAGTGATGCCGGTCCCAGCAGTCAACGATGAGAATGTTAATGAACCAATACCAGCAGTAGAACCTTCAATTGCAAAGCCAATACTCCAAGTACCTGTGGCAAATGTAGTGGTTGAGATTGTAGTTAAAAGTGTCACTGTAATCGATGTTGCACTAGCAAATGCGGTAATGATTGCGTGCTTACCACTATCTAACGTAAACATTCTACCCACATCAGTTGCTGCAAAAGCTGTACCTACGCCTGTCACGGTAATACCGCTTCCTGACGTTGCCCCAAATGTTAACGAACCTACGCCCATTGGAATGTTAAAGAACGTTTGCCCTAACACTGTCACTGAACCAGGGTCTAGTTTTATACCTGATGAATTAGCTTTGGTATTAGTGATTGTTGAAAGAGAAACTGTTAATGCTCCTCCAGTAAGACTTGCGCCACCCCATACATGAATAGCCTCATCACCTGACGCATCACATTCACTTCCCGTAATTGTGACTACCGCGCCTTTTCTTACTCTAGCAACCTGAACGTTTGAACCTGATGTTTCTAAGTCATCTAGGTAACAATGGACACCAGAGCCAATGTCAATGCAGTAGTTATCACCAGTTGTTGCAGTATGTGATACTTTCAACCCATCAATTTCAATCGTTGAACCTGTACCTATGTTATCTGCAAATAAGCCTGTAGCACCTGCACCATTCGCAGTAAGCCATACGTCTTTTAAGAACAATCTTTGTGGTTGAATGCCTGTAAAGGCAATAGCATTGTCTGTTGAAGTTCCTGAAACACCCAATCTTTCTAAGGAGAAATGGTTAGCTGTTAATGTGGTATCCGCACCGTTAAATGTAAAACCACCTGTCACATTCAAAGGTGAGTGTGTACCTGAACCATTACCGCTAACAAACTCACCGCCGTGAGTAATCGTCACTGTTTCAGAAATAGGACTGATGATGTTATGCCATGCAGGGTTGCTATCGTTGTGACCAGCTGTTACTGCCGCAGCAATAGACGCAGCAATAGTTGTGAATGGTGTAGTAGTTGTGCCAGTTTGTACATAGCTTTTAGTACGCTTACTATCTATACTATAGACGCTTGTTATACCACCATGGGGCGAACCTACTGCTTCTGATACTAAGGCTTGGAATGCTGGATTCATAATAATTTCCTTTTCAATCTAATTCTGAGTTGTATACAACAACTGCTGAAACTGTACCTGTATTAGCAGTTATATTGATTGATACCATTGATGCAGCAGCTATAGTATAAACTCCTGTTGCGGTGACAGTTGTTAAAATTTTATCTTTTGCAATATCATTAAAGGGATTACTAATCACATCAACAGACGCTGTTGCAGACACATAGATATTCAATGTTGATAACGCAGGGCAAAATAGATGATTACTTCTCCCCGTACCAGTCGATGAATCGGTAGGTGTTATTGTTTGTACGGTGTTCACAGTTCCGTTGACAATCGTAGCTGGAAATAAATAACCTAGATAATGATTAGTTATCATGATACTCTAGCTACATCTAGCGGATTAAAACCACTGGTTAAAACTGATAAATCAACGCCTGATTTAAGGATAAAGTTTTGTTTTTCTTCAAATAAACGACGGTCACGGTCACTTGCGGCAAATAATAATTGCAAGCTATTAGATAACTTATGTGGGTCATCTTCATTAGATAATTTTAAACGCAATGATGAAATAATCTCTTCATTAGCTTTGATTTTATCTTGCAGAGTTACTTGTTGTGCTACAAGATTGATATTAACATCTTCCAATTTTGAAATTTCCACCATTAACAACTCGTCTTCGTTTTGATTCTCAGCGGTTGTTTTTTTAGTAATAATTTCTGCAACAGGATTAGTTTCTGTAACAGTAGAGTTGATTGTTGTGTTGGTTCTAGTAAAACCAAAGGCAACTTCTTTAACCAACTCACGGGTTACTTGTGACGCAGTTACTTCTGATAAAACATCTAATCTCGGCAAGCCGTCAGATGTCCAGTGTTTATTGTTATTCACATCAAGTGATTGGATAGCGGTTAGTAAATCCATAATAAGCCTATTTAATGTTATTAGTAGAAGAGTGTTACATGATACTCTTCAAGATACTATCAGAAAGGTAGTTTATAAACTACCTTTCTGATACTGTTACGCAGGATGACTTGTGAGCCACCTTTTTAAATACTCGTGAATTATGCTTCGCGTGTTACCAAACGAGCAAATGGAATTTGTTTACGTTCTGGATATACACGTTGCCAAGCGGTAGCTGCTGATAATGCAGTATCATCAATAACGCCACCTGGAGTTTGTGCGCCAACCCATGACGTACCAACTGGGGCAATTACCCATTCAACACGGTTAAATAATTCAACCGCTCCAAAGCCGTTACCTTGTTCTGGACGGTCAATAACTGCGGTTGGTTTAGATGGAACACCAAAACCTAGTCTTACCGCGCCATCGCCAAACAACCATGATTCATAAACACCTGCTGATGGGTTTGGCATAGAGTCATCGATAATAACTTCACGTCCCATGTAAGTTTTAATTTCAGGTGAGGTTTCAGATGCTGGCACTGTGATGATTTGATTGTCAGTCCACATTTTAGTATAGACATGAGAATGTACCATAATAGTACCGATAGTATCCATACTATCACCCATCGTCATACAGGCTTCTGCAAACGCAGTAGGTGAGAATCGTGTTGTCGTAGCATTATACGCAATTGGAGTATTTGCTCCATCTGTAGTAAACGCTAAGTTGCGTACTAAATCGTATCTAACGTGTTCTGTACCTGTTGGGGCAGCATCGTTATCTGCGAATACACCTTTCATTGTGGCAATAAATTTTTTCTGATGCTGTTTAGCCCACCAGTTACCTACTAATTGTGCTAGTGCGTCCGTAGGGTCTTTACCTAACAAAGCAGCTTCTAACTGAAAAGACTTCCAATTACCAGCATACGATAATCGTAATTGTGTTTCATTCAAGCCTGTTAATACATCAGCAGTTGATGTTGATGATGTTGCAGTTGCGCTATTTAGTGTTCCTGATTGTAAGTCTCGGAATGATGGGATATTGCAGGTTAAACCTGCTCCTGCCAAAAAAGTGTTTAATTGTGGGTCAACAGTTACTGCGCGTGAGCGAATAAGTCGTGATTTTTCTTGAGAATAAGTAATTACCAAAGGGTTAAAAATCTCTGGTACGGTATAAGAATTGAGTGTATTGAAAGTAGTCATAAGTATCCTTTAATAAAATTAAATTTTGCTATATGACTCGTGAGATGATGTCACATAACAATTGATTTGTTAAATAACATATTCATCCCCCATGTTCAGAATAAGTTTTTTGATTTTGGAAAGGCAATGCCCATGCGCTACCTTATGTTGTATAGACTAGCATAATAGATTTGCTTTGTCAACTGTTTTGTGGTAAATTATTTACGGGAAGAGCATTTAGCCAAGCGTCGAATTCCTCGAAGGTGTTTATTGTATCTGGTATTATGTGACTTGGCGCGTCTACAGCTTTACGCATTCTTTCTAGGTCGAAGGTGAAGGTTTCTTGGTTCATAGGTAATTAGATTTGGCATCTAAATATGCTTTGTGAGCTTCTTCGGCGGTGTTATAAGTACCGAGATATTTTCCAGCATACATTGCCCTAAACTTAACACCTCTTTTACAAACTCCTTTTGTACCACTTTCTAGCTCTGTTAGTTTTAAATTGCAAAATCTAGTATCGGATGAATTTTTATTTATATGCTCAATTCGATTACTTGGAAAATTCCCAGTTTCAAACATAAATACAATATCTTCTACTTTTAACTCAATATTATTCACGTTAACTGCTCTATGTGATCTATCATTACGACCTGCCAGCCTCCTAGCACATTTTTTATTTATATTTCTCATACTAGGGACTGTTTTAAAATGACTTCTAGGACGTTCTTTCCAATACAACTCACCATTCTCTTTATCATAAGTAAAACATTCGTGTAAGTATTTAAGTGTTAAATCTTCTTTTTTCATAATCTTTTCTCGGTTGTGTTTTAAAAATCCCGCTAGAGGTTTAGTCTAGCGGAAGTATCATAATTATTTATTTAAAACATGACTTTCAATAATCATGTGAAGTCCGTTTATTTCAGCTTCTTTTGCTAGTAATTTACGCGATAGTGCTTCATTTTTATGCCCCAGTTCAGCGATAGTTGAAGCGTCGCTTGACTTATATCCTTGCTTATCCAGAAGTTCATCCTGTAGCAATTCAATAGTCTTATTGGTTAAGTATAATTTATATTTTACATCACAATTCTGATTTGACATATCACTAAGCAATCGTCCCATATTGGAAGCCATCTTTTTCAAGTCAAACATTTCAGATGTTTGTTTTTATAATAACTCGACTTTCAATCTTTCAATTTCAGTGTCTTTGAAGTTTTCAATCATTGTATTCATTTTAGGATTCTCGGTTAAGGTTAAATCTATTTTTGGAGGATTTTCATTTATTTTAAACATAAGTAGCTTTTGATATATTCCCGAAGTTTGTTTCGGGAATATCCATAACAGAAATTGATTTTTTCAACTCTTTCAATCTGTTGCCTTTCAATATCTCATAACCATTTTTGCAAGTTCTTCGCTATTATGCTCTAAATAGTTTTCGATAGTTCTGACTATTACATCAAAAAAAGTTGCCACCTGTTCTTTAAGTAAAACGGTTTTTCCTTCAAACGGAATGCCTTGAATTCCAGCCGCTTTTTCAATTTCAGAAAGTGCGTAGGGATTGTTTAGAATGTTTTGTCTGTCAATAGCCGACGTTGTTAAATCTTTTGCCATGCTAAAATCCTCAAATCGTCTTAATTTCAGTCATTGGCGAAATCGTTTTAAAAATCTGCTCAACGTTAATTTTCACGCTATCGTTGGCAAAACCCGCATCACAGAACACAGCGCGTAACGGTTTAATCTTCGCCAGCTCTTTGATGAACGATTCACTCACGCCTTCCGCTCTATCAAAGCAAGCCACAATCGCATCAACCCCCACCACTTTCGTAAGCAATGAGGGCTAAACTTCGGAGAAAGTTATTTATTTTATTCGACGATTCGCCAATCTTCTGCGAGACAATCATTAACGCTTGGTACCCAAGTGCTAACGGTATCATCGATGTTTTTGATTGCCTTGTATGGGTTGTAAGGAACTAAACCGTCATCACCAAAGAAACTTTTAGCAGCTTGTGTTTTAGCAGGGAAGTTATCTGCTAGAACAAGATAAACAAACATCCCTTTACCATTCCAACCAGCACGCGCGACTTTTTTACCTTCTTTTAATGCTTCAATTGCTTGTCCAAAATTCATTTTTAATTTACCTTATATTCAAGATTAAAAAATACGCACCCAGTTTCCCAGAATGCGTACCCCTCGACAACTAACCTTGTCATCAGTTACAGATAACGTCCACTGTTATCTTTATGGTAAGACTACGCCATATTGTGCAGCCATTTGTTTAGCTTTTGACTTCATTGCAGGGTCGGAATATAATCTTGCTTGTTCTGTACGATTAAGTGTTTTTGGATTCCAAGGATTTGCACCACCATTGATACCTGCATTAGAGCCTTGTGAGCCACCACCTTGATTGATACCAAACCAACTTGGATGTGTCGATTGCTTTTCAGATAACCATAAATCAGGCGATAAATAGGCGGTTACACCAGTTACACCTTCTTTAGTCACAGTTTCAAAATCATCATTGAGTGTTAATTGTTCTTTTGCTAATAAAAGCGCGTGTTCACGGTGTTCAGGTTGTATAATTTTAGCTTTATCTAATGCGCCAATGGTATCATCTTTGAGTTTACGTTGACGTTTTTCTAAATCATAATTAGCAATCGTATTTCGTGCAGCGTCTAAATCTGCCTGTAATCGTACCTTTTCAGCTTCCAGTGGTTTTACAGCAGCATTGATTTTAACTTCAGTAACGGCGTTAATTTTTTCATCATCTGTTTTTACACTTCCAGCGGCTTCTAATTCTGCAATTTTTAAAAGTTGCTCTGCGATAGCGGTTGGGTCTGGGTTAATTTCAGTATAAGCAGCTAATCGCGCTTTAGTTTCCTTATGATTTTCTTTTTCTTTACGATTAGCTTCTTGTACAGCAGCAACATCTTGAATTGTTTTCAAGTCTTTAATCGCTGTTAATTTGAATTTATCACCATCGGGCGAATACAATTCATGAAACTGCAAGGGAACTTCGTCTAATGATTCTTCAGTAATATTTAATTGCATTGTTTAACTCATGGTTAGTTGAGGTATGTAAATGTGAAAGGGTTGATTAAAACCAACCCTTAGAAATCTAGGCTTTATGAATTAGCAGCCTTTTTTACCCATACCTGTTTTACCAGGTGTTGGTTTTTTAGTTGTACTTTTAGCTTTAGCCATGTTATACTCCATATTGTGGTAATTGAAATACGATACTATCATAGTTTTATCCATATAGCAAGTTATATTATCACATTATTAGCTGATATTATTTATAGCTTAATTCATCATATCTTGATTTAGTATTGGTGTATCACCAACAGCAGATTTTTTAATTCCCCCTGATATCCCTCCTTTCATACCAGACTTCATAGACATATCAGATACACCATTGTTGCTAGTAGAACCGACTGTTTTCCCATCAGCATTCTTAGCTGTTGTCACAATGCCAGCTTCTTGCTTTTCAGCTAATTGTTCTCTAGCCAAGTCTAATTCTTTTGCAAAATCTATTGATGTTAAATTTTGATTACGCAATAATTCATGTAGCGATTCATCTGATAATGGTAATCCCATTGATTTAGCTTGCATTAACTGTACAAAATCTTGTCCATGTAACGTTGTATCAACAAAGTCTAAGTTTGGTATCACAGTTACCAAATCAGGGTCTAGGCGCATCCATTTAGCGCATAATTTTAATATCTTTTCTAACCCATAAGCTGTTGTAATTGCAACTTGTGTTAAATTAGCAGTTGATGATGTAATTCTTAATCGTAATGCGTCACCTGATTCTTGAGTAGACTTAGAATTACTCATCTGGTCAGCCCTAGCGATGGCTTTACTATGGTCATTTTCTAATGACTGACGCATTTCAGATAACCCTGATGATGATACTCCGATAAACTTAGCATCTCCTCCTTGATGAACGTCAATTTTAGCCCCTGCTCCTACGCGAGTATCTTCATCAGGGTTGTTATTTCCACCTATAATCACAAGAGTGTCTTGTCCTTGCATATAGAGTGTGCGACGATAGTCTGCTTCGGCGCGATAGATAGCCAATGCTAATTGTGCCAAACCTAGCAATGGAGGTACGTCTGGTGTAGGTAAAGTATCTTTTGAATTGATAAAGACAAATGGTATCTCTTCTAATTTTTGTCCGTAGATTGTCGGTGTTATAGCGTCTAACATAGCGGCGTTTAAATTAGATTCTCCTGTTGCTAAGGTTGACACACCTTGCTGATAATATGAACCTGAGTTTTCATCTTCGTTGTCAATCAAATCACCTAGTGATAATATACGATAGCGATTTTGCCACTGCCATTGAAAACTACTGCGACGCACAAAAGATGATTCATCTAGCACAACTAAGTTTAAGGCGTTAAGTCCATCGATTTCAAAGCCATCATCCCAGTTGATAATGTTTTCGGCATGATACATCGCAATATATGGCATTGGTTTATCATATTTAGGGTTTCCGTCTAAATCTAACAATAAACCCACTCGTCCTGTGATTAACGCTTGTACATGAATTCGGCGCAATAGATTATCTAAGCTATCTCCTGTCACAGTAGCTTTTTCACGCATAAATTCCATTTCAGGAGGTAGCTTAATAATTGTTTGTTTATTATGTAATTTTCCGATGTAAGATTCAATTGCTAAATGAATGTAATCTGGGTACACAGCACGAGTTTTATAAGCCGAATAAGACTGATATCCTGCGCTATCTGTGGTTACCATACCGTCAATAATTTGTGCGTCGGTCGGTGGTAAATAAGTCACACCTTTTAGTTTAATAGATTTTTCACCTTTATAACTATCACGAAGCATTATCCAGTCTAAATAATATTCGTCGTATAACGGATGTGTTGAGTTAATCATTTTTTTTACCCTTAATAATTAGTTAGAATTTCCCATTCCGTCAATAAGACAGGAATTTTGTGAAAGTTATTATTTCTAATATGACATCTGAATTCATATAAGAGTTGGTTTTTGCAGAGGTTAATCACAATCTATTGTCCATATTTAGCGTTTAAGTTAATCACAATCCTACCTCCTCAGTAGTAGCGGTAGTTAAATACACATTCATTGCACCTACTGTAGTAATAATAGTTGCTAATTTATCTGGGTTAATGTTACAGTCTGGTGAAATCATAGTTAAAATTGGCAACCCTATCGTTGTTAAATTGATAAAAATTTGAAATAATTTCCAAAACGGCGAATTATTTATTTTAGTCCCTAATTTTAAATGCACGAAACCCTCCATTGTTAATATATTACTTATATCACAATGGAGGGTTTTTTGTCAAGTGTTGATTAGCTATTCAGACTTAAATCTTACATAATAGTTGTGAATTCCATAGAAAAGTCTCTATGTGCATCTAAACGCTTCAACACAAATAGCTAAAACCACTTACGCGATTTCAGTCTGACATTCGCTCTGCGTTCGTATAGCATTACCAACTCGCAATGCTCCTTTCGCAATCAAATCGAAAGTAGTGAGAAGTATAATTGAAGATTGAATTTTTTTCAAATGTTTTTGTCATGTAGTAGATAAATCGTATTTTTGAGCGTAATAAACGACTATATTTTTCTATCAATTACTATAAATAATATAAAAGAATAAGATGCCAATGGTGGCTTATCACATTGTTGAAGAGGTATCTATCCCGCGTTTAAGATTTATACCCTAATAAGAAACTTCTAATTTCACGTCTCGCTGGGTAGTTTGTCATTTAATTCTCCGAGCAGTTATTAAATATCTTTAATATCTTCGCAAATGAATAATATCTAAACCTTCATTAAAATCTGTTAACACTACTCTTTCTTTCTGGTAATTTAAGAAGTCAGGTGTGTCATCAAGAATCACATAATTATAATTTATTGATTGTTTAGCTAACCATTCTTCAATTTCATAACCTCGAAAGACATACTTGGTTTTATCTTCAGTGAATGCTTTACCGATAATCCTATCGGTATTCATAAAGCCTTCTTCTACTAATATAGTTTTTAATTCATCTAAGGTATGAATTTCTCGCCATGATGATGAAATAATAATATCGATGTTATTATCTTCACAGAACACACTCAATATGCTTATTCTGGTTGGTCAAAGAAATACATTTTGGCGTAACATTGATTCGTTATTTAAAACACCATCAATGTCTAGGAATATCAATTTTTTCATAACGTAAACTCACTTAGTCTGACGCAGTTATTCCAAATTGTAGTGTTTGCCAAACTATTAAATCTAGTTGAAGTTATAGAATCTTCACCATCTGATGTTTTAGATACATAATGTCTGATGTTGAAACTGTCAAAGTTACCTTTATCGTGGTTAAAATCATCCCACACAACAACTAATTCACCTTCTTCTAAAGGTTTTGATAAAGGTTGGTATGGTTCGCAATAGTTATAACGGGAAGTATCTTTGTTAGATGTTACTGAGCTACAGCCACCAGTAAAAACAAAGTGATAATTTTCATCTAAGTCAAAATGCGAATAATGTCTAGGTATTTTACACTCACCATAATTGTCCCAAACCCACACAAGTTGGTCTTTTGTGAATAATTGTTTTGCGGGTTTTTCGATTATATCAAAAGCTGAGTTTAATAAATAATTTCCTTGTAAATCCCAAGTACAATTTATCCATTGGGAGTTATGCCAAATAGCCCCGATAACAGTTTTATTATTCAAGACACCATAAAATTTAACCTGTAAACCGTCACGAGTTGTATATTCTATGTTTAAATCAATCATTTTTTGTTTCTCCGATGTTATAAATTTTAATTAGTTTACCGTCGTTGCGGTGTAATTCAGCAGACGGTTTAGTTAGATTCCAGATTTTATAATATGCCGATTCAGCTACGTCACGATAAAACTCTTTCTTCGCCTGATAATTGGTATTTGCAAGTAGCAAGATTGTATCGATAACTTCGCCGTTTGAAATCAGCTTGATGTGGTAGTCGTATCGCATTTTAATCCTCCAAAAATATGTGTAATTACATCTACAGTCCACGAATTTCCAAGAGCTTTGTAGGCTTGAGACTTCGATATTCCAGCATTACCAACGTACCCAACAGGGAATGTTTGCAACTTCTCACACTCACTAATTGTCAAGTATCGATATTTTACTTGGTGTACGGGTGTACGTTCTGTCAATGGTTCGTAGATAATAACATTGTCTTTTTGCACAGTTGTCAAGCAGTTTGATTTACCTGTATGACGTTGTTCAACAAATTGTTCAATTTTTAGGTTTTTATTGTAGTCATCACGTTTACCTTGTGAATTTACTCTGCGTCCTATCATTGTTGCGATGTATCGTCCTTGTACAGCCGTAGTAATTTCTTCCGAGTTATCTTCAAAAACTATTTGTCTACGCGATTTCGATAAGTATTGCTCTACATTAGTACCTTTTGCATAACTTGCATCTAGGCAATAAGACTTATCTTTATCAACTTCTCCAGATTCAACAATATCTTTAAACAAAATTCCTTTATCTTCAGGTTGTGTTACATTTGGAATGTTAGTCCAATAGAGACGTTTACGTCTTTGTGCGCTTAGTAACGCGCTGTCGATACAGATACATTGTACACCAAGAATGCTAGTAATCACATCTTTCCAATGTTTAGTCATCACTACATTTTCTAACAAAAAGTATTTAGGTTTTAATTCTTGCAATAAATAAACAAATTCCCAAAATAAATAACTTTGTCCTATAAATTCAAAACCGTCATTTTTAAATTTAAGGTAATCTTCCAATGTTAGAATTTCTTGATTACAAGATGTAAGCATAGTTACAAATTCCATAGAAAATTATTCCTACGGTCTTCTAAACGCTTCAACACAAATAGCTAAAACCACTTACGCGATTTCAGTCTGACATTCGCTCTGCGTTCGTATAGCACTGCTAACTCTCAGTGCTTCTTTTAAAATGTTTTCACTGGCGTTTAAATCACGGTCTTTTTTCAAACCGCACGCCAAACATTCAAAAACTCGGTCTGATAAAGTTAAATTTTCGTTTTTCCAACCACAACATGAACAGGTTTTAGAACTAGCAAACCATCTATCTACTTT